GGGTGCGATATGATTTACAGTCGCCACTCCTGACATGTGTCCGTATACGAATGCATACTCATTAGATCCAGCAGATCCAAAAGTATGAGACGCAGCACTTCCACCTGATACAGCAATTGCGTTTGATGAATACATATTAAAACCAAATAATGGTCTGTCTGTAACTTTACCATTTCTGATTTGTGATGCACCACCATCGTTCATTACTGATTGGTCAGATAGTTTTCCGCCTGCTTTTCTTAATTGTTCAAAGAATTCAGGTGGAGCAACTAGCCATCTATTTTCTTCTGGCACATCATTTTTATCCAGGTTCTTTTTAAGCGTTGATACTAAATTTGCTAAAGTATCTACAGCTGCGTCACCATCGATTGGTGATGCATCAGTTCCTGCACCCGTACCATCACTTGCATTGTCGTATATAAACTTCAATACATTGTAGTCGTAGTTTTTCTTTAATGAATATGCACCTGAAGAGGTTGCAAGAGCTTCAAAGTTTACATGAGATTGTCTTTCTTCAATATCATCTACTTTAAAAGCAAAATAAGAACCTTGATCGACTGTCATAGTTATTTGATCATCAGCTAATATTTGTGTATCAACTGTTTGACCTCTAGCATAATCTCTGACTGTGATTGTTGGCTCTTTGATGATCTTTACTGTGTCACCAAAGTTTTCAATTTCTCCAGCGTAATCAGTGTTAGTTATATCTTCTACCACTGATGCTCTTCTGAAGAATTTCTGAACTTTCTGACTAAAGATCTGTGGAGTAAAATTACCTTGTGAAAGGTTATTATATCCAGTAGCATTTGTAAAAGCCATAATGCTTCTCCTTTATTGTTTAGTTAGATTGTTTAACGTTGTTCAATCCTACCTTCTAAACGTGCAAGGTCAATGTCTTTCTCATGCTTCTCAAATTCATGAGGTTTCAATTTAGAAATCTCACTAGTTGTCCAAACTTTCTTTTTAGGAATATCGGACTCAGTACTTTTTCTTGTTTTAGAAATTGCTCTAGCAGCTTCTTTTTTAACATCCTTCTCTTCTTTTTTAGTTAATTTACTTTCACCATTATCCATTTTAAATAGATCAATAGCTCTAGCAGCTAACTTAGCATTAGATGTATTTTCATACAACCAACCTTGAATAGTAGGATCTTGATTAGCAGCCCAATTATGAAATTCTTCTTTTTGTCGAATATCATTAAAATCAGGATGCAATTTTAAAAGTTCTACTTCGGCTTTTTCTTTTGCAATTTGTTCTTGCTGGAGTTGAAGGTTTTTATATTTATCTTCAATTTCTGCAGTTCGAGTAGTGGCTTTGTTCATGGCTATGGTTTCAACCATATCATAAACATCAGGGTACTCTTTTCTCCACGCCTCTAATTCTTCTTTTGATTTAGGTGGCACAAATTGTTTAGTACTTGATTCTAATTGAGAACGCAAAGATACAACTTCTTCCTTGTGTTTATTAATTGTAGAATCATAGTGTTTTTTAAGATCGTCATAACGTTTCTTAAAAACACGATCTTCAGCTTTTGCAGGGCGTTCAGCGATAGGAGTAGCCTTTACTTCTGATTTTTCTGCAGTCTCTTCAGATGCATCGGTGTCCTTCTGTTCGGTTGCTGCTTCTGCTTCCTTTTCTCTTTGTTCCCTATGAAACTTTGTTAACTCACCTTTTGCAAACGCTTCTGTTTCAGCATCATCAGTTTCTCTAACTTTGCTATAAGGATTTGCTTCTGGCATTTTAACTTTAGTTTCTTTAGAAACTTTTTTTTCTTCTTCCATTATTTTTACCTCTTGGGTTGAGTGCCTTATGGATAAGGGTAGCTCTAAACTGTTTCCATATTTTGTGGGCTAGCCATTAAACTTGCAGTTTCTGTAAGTTGGTTAGGTGGCACATTTGTTTGTTGTTGTGTTTCCATCGGTTGATCTAAACCAGTTGTAATATCTTCATAAAATAAAGTTATTGCTTGTTTAGGATCATTTACTCCATATCTTTTCATAGAATAACTTGCCATTAAAGACATGGGTACAACTACATTAGGTTCTGTTGTTCCAATTTGTTCCAATATAGGAGCAAACTCTGGAACTATTTTACTTAATGCATCTGTAACAGATGGAGATAAGACAGCACTTATGGCTGCTCTATCTTCAGCTGTTAAAGTTTTAAATCTCTCTGCTAATACAATCTCAGTTTCAGAAGCATTTGGAAATTGATCTCGTAATGATGATCCCTGAACTTCTGAATTAACTGTTTTTGTTTCTTGTTTTACTGGTGTTTCTTTAACTTCTTTTTTTGGTAATTGTGGATTAATTTTAATATCTGCTGCTTTAGGCATTGTAGGACCTTTATTCATCATACCTGTTGTAGTAACAGTGCCTTTCATATCATCTATTGCCATTATACTAATACCTCTTTAGGTTTTTTACAAATTAATTTACCAACAACATAACTACCATTTTCTATTAGCATACTATATAATCTTCCTAATAAATTAAATTTACCTTTTTTTAATCTCCATTTAATATCTTTAGTTCTATTAGACATTACATGGTTCCAAAATTTTGTAACTAATTTATTTTTTTTCATAAGTTTAACCATTGGAACTGCCCAATACCAATATCCATTTATATGTGTATCACTAAAATTATCAATTGTAAAATTCCAACTTAATCTGTGATCTTCTTTTGACATTAAATTTTGTTTATATAATTCTGTACAAATTACTGATCCACCAAAAACTGATTCAACTACACCTCCAACTGCACCACCAACTACTGCTCCTACTGGTCCTCCAACATACATTCCAACAGTTGCTCCTGCAGTTACACCTTTTTTTTCTTTTACTTTAAAAACATCAGATAAACCATACGCTATAGCCCCTGCACCAGCAGCTCCACCTATTGATCCTGCCTCCATAAAACTACCACCAGGTCCTCTTAAAGGTGTTGCAAATTTAGAAATATCTACATCTCCACCAATACCCCTAACTATTTCTTTTTTTGGCAAAAAACCAAGAACTAAATCTCTTGTAAAATTTAAATTTTGTTGTCTTTCTAAAAGTTTATTTTTATTTTCAATTAATTGTGCTACTCTAGTATTATCAATAGGTTGTGGTCTAGTTGCTGATATTATTCTAGAAACTCTATCCATAGGTGTTTCTTGCGTTTGTTGAACAACATCACCTACTGTTGGTTGTGGTATATCAATTGTAGTATCTCCTTGACCAGTTACTTCAGTTTTGAACTGACCAGTTTGTTCATCAAATGTAGTAGTGTATTGTCCTGGAGTTTCTCTTAATATTTTTTTTGTTTGTTCAGCAAGATTAGTTGTACCTATAACATCTTGATTTTTGTTACCCTCATAAGCATCAAATGCTTGTGATTGAACTTCTGAATTTATACTTTTTTGTCTTGGATCTTTATAAGTATAATTTCCATCTTTATCTATTACCAGTTGTAAAACCATTATTGTTTATTTCGTTTATTAGCTTCTTCTAGGTTGAGTATTTGCCGCACTAAAGCCAGCTTCCCCTGGCATCGATACATTACCTGTTCCGATGTTGCCACCTCCAGCTCCTGTTGGATCTGTTGGCGAAGCTCCTGTAGGTATTGGACCAGTTGGTTCCATTTGACTTTGTCCTCCAGCAGCGGCTGTATTGTTTTGATTTCCATTTGCCATCCCCATTATTTGTGCATAGATCGCAGCTTTTTCTGGATCATTAATTAATTGATCTGGATCAATATCTAAAGATTTAGCTATTTCAGTTAAACATGTATGCCATCTAACAAACGGTGCAAGTGCAGGGTTAGATGCAGTTTGCATGAATGTCATTAATCTTTGAGATCTAACTTCTTTTTGCATTAAAGAAGAAGTACCTTGTGCTTTGATTTCTAGATCACCTTTGATATGTGGAGCTTCATCATTAAATTGCATGTTCCAATAAAATAAAGATTCTCCTAGGGGCTTTAATAAATAGTCATCAATATTTTTGATAACTGTTTTTATACTTAATGCAGCAGCACCCATTAACATGGACATACCCGCTGCAGTTCTTGTTGTAGATTGCACACCTGTTGCTCCATGTGAATAAGATGGAATACCAGTTGCTTCATCTGCAATCTGTCTAAACTTGTCAAACATTTGTAAATTTTCATAAGCTGTATTTGGAAATTTAACTCCATGTATAGCTTGTCCTGTTTGACCACTTTGTCTTCTAAATATTTTACCAGGAAATACTTTCATATCCTGACCAGGTACTAACATTGTTTCATCAACATCAAATACTAAATTACCTGCTAGTGCTAAGTTATCAATAGCCATTCTTGCATGACCATTCATAACCATTTGTGAATCTTCCATATTTTCTGGAATACCTACTCCAAAAAATTGATAAGGATTTAATTCATATGGACATACTAGGTATGGTATACGATTTGGTGTAAATGGATTTTCTACCATTCTTAAAACTTTATTACCACAAATCCATACGTTAACAGAAACTACATCTCCTGTTCCTTCGTATTCTAAACCACATTCATCTGCAGTTTTTTTATCTATAACACCCCAATATTCTAAAACTTCAAATCTATTTTTATATATACTTGTTATATTTTCTCTATCATACAGAGAAGATTCAAATCCTCTTGTTTGATAGTTAGGTCCCATCTCTAAACATTCTTGAACAGCCTCTGCATTAAACATTGGCTTATCCATTAAATCTTGAAACTGTTGTTTATTGTAAGAATGTCTTTGAATAACATAATCACAATCATTTATATTTGT